ATTTCTATTGCTTTTACTTCCTCAACTTCCTGCACTGGCTCACTCCAATCAATAACAACAGGCTGTTGAATCGTTATTTCATTTTCAACCCTTTCAACGTATCCACGTTTTTTACCTTGTGTCTTAAGATAAAACAATATTGCAACTATATCCCCGTCCTTTATCTTGCCTATTAGCTTAGATTCAACAAAGTCAAGCGCAATGTTTTTTATATCGTCAATTTGCTCCTTAAATTCAATATCGTTATTATAATAATTATAAAAAGTAGTACGGCTTATGTTTAGTTTATTGCATACCTCCGATACGTTACCTAAACTTTGTATCATAGCATCAACAATGTTATTTTTAACCTGTTCAATTGCGTTAACTTGCCTATTCTTATCATTCGTATAAATAGGCTTATAATAACTATTCTTATCGCTCATAATATAACTATATATGTTATTGCACAAAAAAAGCTAAAAAACACTACAAAAAACAATTATTCAAAATAAACAATACATTTTATTAAAATTATTCTACCTCATTTCTAAGTAGTTACAACTTATTTTAAATTATTTTACATATTACATTTGTAAGTTTAAAAAACATTAGTACATTTGTAACAGAAACAACAACAAACAAACTATAAAAACTTTACTACTATGAGACAAATAACATTAGAAACTAGAAATGCTTTTTTAAACTCAAAGAATTTTAAAAAACAAAACAATTATATCGAAGTTGACGGCAATAAAACATTTTTATACTTGCATAATAATTTAATAGCAATTTTAGACAATGGAAAGCTATTTATTCAAAATTGCGGTTGGTTTTCAAATACAACAAAAGAAAGGCTTAATTCTTTGCCGGGAGTATCAATCCAACAAAAAAACTTTAATTGGTTTCTTAATGGGTCTCAATGGGACGGCAAATTAATTGAAATAAAATAATATAAACTTAAAATAATATAAACCTTTAAAAATTAGAAATTATGAGAAACGGGACTTTTTATTTAAACAATAACGGTTCAAAATGGGTAACTTTTGAAAACGGTAAAAAAGTTAAAATGAAATTTTTAACTACAAGTGGCAAAGAAATTATAAGAACTGCAATATATTTTGAGTCTTTTGGGAATTTTGGGAGTGTTTTAATTTCCTACAAAGGAAAAAAAATAAATGTACTTGCAGATACTATTTTAAACGATTAATATAAACTTTTAAACTTTTTCAATTATGCAAAACTTAGAAAGGTACATTTCGGTATCAAAACAAATAATATTTAAAAAACAAAAATTAACAATTAATAATTTTATGCTTTACAGTTTAATAAGTGCGGGCGGTACGTTAACCGATAAAAAAGAAATAAAACATTTTATTGATAATTACACTCTAAAATTTGAAAGTAACATTTTGATATTTGATACTGAAAAAGAAATGTTTTATATAAATGAAAAAGTTTACAAAGTAGAAAATAATTACACTTTTACATACAAATTTTTAAAAACTAAATTACAATGTACGGGAGGTCTACAAAATTTTAAAACTTTTGTTTCTGAAAATATTAATATTAAAGATACTTTTTACTTCACTTTAAAAAATTGTTTCAATAATTTAAAAACTATTTAATAATACATTTGTAAAGTCAAAATATATAATTACATTTGTAAAGATAAAACCAACTAACTAAAAAACTTTAAACCCTTACGATTATGAAAACTTTTGACAAATATGGCTTTATTTTAGATTTAAACGACTTTTTAATAAATGAAATTAATAACGGAAACGAGACGGATATAAATACCTTAATTTATGAATATATTGATAATGAATGTATTTATTATTCCGATTGTTGGAATATATGCCAAGCTTTAAATGCGAATGATTTTACCGCTTTTGATATTGAATGTACTACAATAAACCAGCTTGCTTATTGTGCTTTATGGGAGCTTGTTTGTAATGAATTAAACATAAGTGAAATTGAAACATTACACGATGAAAAATTTAACCAATAATTAAACTTTTAAAACTTATACCATGAAAAAATATAACTTCAAATTAAAACATGATACGGGACTATTAAATTTAAAAGTTAGTGCCTTAAACAAGCTAAAAGCGATAAAATACGTCCTAAATTTAAACAATAACTTGTTTACTATCTTAAGTATTGAAAAACTAAATTAATCCTTTAAAACTTACTAAAATGGAGACTATAAAAAACTTAAATACATTAAAAGCAATTTCTAAAAAATACAAATTAGAGTTTTGTAAAAAATTTAAATATTGCATTAAAGACAATGATAATTATGGATTAATGTTTTTAAAAAATAGAAAGTTTAAATTAAAATATTTTGAAGGCTGCTTTAATCCTTTTTTAATACAAATAAATTAATCCTTTAAAACCTAATAAAATGAATCTTAAAGAAATAAATATATTAATAGAAAGCTGCAAAAAAGACCCTGAAAATAATAAAGAAATAATTTTATACTATGAAAAAAAACGTATTGAATTAATTAAAGAAATTGAAACAACAATAAAAACAAGGTTAAAAAATGAATTGAATATAAACCTTTAAACTTTACCAGCATGAAACCAAAAGTAAAAACAATTTACCCCCTTAGAAGATGCCAAAATTTCAACGCATGGGCTTTATATATTAAAGAAACAATTAATAAAATTAAACTAATTAACAAAGTAGAAAACGAAAATAAAACAGTTTACAAATTAGAATTAAAATAAAAAACTAACTTTTAAAATTTATAGCCATGGAAAGCGCAAAACACGATATTACAAACCAAAAAACAATAGAATCAATTAACAGTTATCATCTACCCGAGTGGTTTATTTATCCACTAAAATACAATGATTCAAGCCAATTAACATTTGAACAAATCATGGTATTGTTTGACTGGTATGAATTGAAAATGAATAGTAGGGTAAATTTTAAATTGATATCTGTATCCGAACCCTTTGAAGGCATAACGAGGGAAATAGAAGGTAACAACGAAAATGAAACACTTTGCAACTTTACATTTTTATCAACGAAAATAAATAATTATAAAAAACCTAAAACAAAAATAAAATTGTTTACGTTTGTAAGTGAAAACGAAAAAGAAACCTTTGCCGTATTTGTTGACAAAACACAAGGTGAAAACATGGAAGTTTTCAGTAATATTAATAAACATTGCAGTAATTACAGCACCGAATATTTAAAAAAATGCCATAGACCTACACAAGCAGAACGAAATTTATTAATATCAGAAATGAGGGCAATAGGTTATAATATAGAGGAAATATAATAGAAGATAGAAGATAGAAGATAGAAGATAGAAGATAATTTAAAATAGAAAATTAACCCATAAAAAACCAACTAACATGGAAACCTTAACAGAAAATTTCAATAGAAAAACGATTAATAAAATTAATATCATTTATAATTTAGCTTTTGATATTCAAAGAAAAAAATTAGCTACTGTTTTTGTCTCATACTCGGGACACGTTAATAAAATTGATATTAGAATGTATAAAAATTTTGATATTGATAATATGATTATTGATAATATAAACAATATTAATTTTGACTTTATTAATCTAGATGAAGGTGAAAAATCGAATAGAATAAGTTTAATAATCGAATATTTACAAAATTGCTTAATAGAAAATGAGATTTTAATCCCTTCTAAAGAACTATTTAAACTATACTAATATGAAACTATTAATTTACATAGATAAGCTGTTTAATGCTTATTATAAAGCGAAAAAACAATATATAAACTTTATTAGTCCACAAATATATTATATAGACTGGCAAATGAAAGGAACAATTAAAAGTACATACATAAACGGGGAGCGAATAATATATAATGAGCCTATAAGTTATAAAGAACTAAAACGAATATTAACCGATAAAACATAAACGAAAATGAAAACAGAAAAACAATACCTGATAGAAATAACTAAAAAAGAACATGATTTTTGGAAATTAAATAAAAAGCAGGGTACTATTTTACATATTAAAAATTTAACTGGCTTAAGCAGGATGACATTAACACAAGCTTTTTTAAAAGGACTTGCAACTCAAAAAACTATTGATATTATAAACGACTATTTAAATACTGAAATAGAAAATGAAAATAGAAGAGCTAGAAGAAAGAAACAATTATTTTAATAACCTTGCCGAAAATGATAAAATTATATACGTTGCGAAGATTTTAAAGGCAATTAAAATAGAAGATTTAGTAAAGTATAGGAATCAAATTAATGAGCTTATTAAAACCGAAGAAATTAAGTATTTTAACGGGAAAATAAACAAAGAATTTAGAAAAAATGCAACTATAAACGAAAGTATTTCACTCTATTTAGAATCAAGCTACCTAGAAAACATTATTTACTTTTATAACACGTGCAAAAATCAATTAATAGCCCAATATTTTAACAATTAAAACCTAAACAACATGGAAAATTTAGTAAAAATTCAAAACGAATTAAAAGTACCAAAAGGAAACGTAAATAAGTTTGGAAATTACAAATATAGGAGCGCAGAAGATATATTGGAAGCTGTAAAGCCTATTTTAAAGACTTATAACGCACTTTTAATGCTAAGTGATAAAATAGTCCCAATCGGAAACAAAGTATTCTTAAAAGCTACTGCTACAATTAAAATAGGAGACAAAATAGAACAGACTTTTGGTTATGCTGAACTATCAGAACACAAAGGAATGTCAAGCGAACAGGCCACTGGTACGGCATCAAGTTACGCTCGAAAATATGCCTTAAATGGTTTATTCTTAATAGATGAAACTGAAGCAGACGCAGACAGCCAAAAGCCACAGCCGAAGATAGAACAGAAAAAGGTAGATAGAAATTTTGATGCTGAATTAAATGCCTTGAATGACTGCAAAACATTAAAAGATTTACAGCTAGTTTATTTAAGTTTTGATTTAGCAGGTAGAAATGATGCTCAAGTTATAATACAAAAAGACCATTTAAAAACAATATTAAAATAGAACATAAACCCTAAAAAACCAACATTATGAAAATTCACGAAGTTACCCAAGGTACAGCCGAATGGCTAAGATTAAGAGTAGGAAAGATAACAGGAACACGTTTAAAAGACCTAATGGCTAAAGATAATTTAGGTTTAGTTGATGAAATGATTGCCGAAAATGTTAGTGGTCTAGTAGAAAATAGCTTTGTTTCTCCTGCAATGGAATTAGGAATAGTAAGAGAACCAATAGCAAGGCAGTTATATTTAGATGATTTAGTAAAAAAAACTTTATTCAAGCAATTTGTTAGGGAAATAGGCTTTGTTACTTCTGATAAATTTGATTTTCTAGGATGCTCTCCCGATGGATTAATAGAAGAAAATGGAAATTACATAGGAGGTTTAGAAATAAAATGTCCCGGAATCAAATCACACGTTAAGTATTTAAGGCAACAACAAATTCCTAATGAGTATAAATACCAAGTTTACAATTATTTTCTTTGTGCTGATTCTATTCAATGGTTAGATTTTGTTTCTTACTGCCCTGAATTTAAAAACAAACCATTATTTATTCACAGGATAACAAGACAGGAAATAGAACAGGAATTATATATTTTAGAAGTACAAATCGAAAAGTTTTGGAAAAAATACAATGAATATTTAACTGAAATTCTTTTTTAATTATGGATAAGATAAAATTTGCTTTAGAGGTCAATATACTGGTAGCTCTTATGAAAGCAGCCACAGACCAAACTAGAATGCTAAACGGAATGTTTAAATTCAAGTTAAAACACGATTTTAAAAATATGCAAAAATTTTCTGAAATATGGTTAGAGACAATGGAGAAAAACAATAGCCTAAGTGAAAATGATATTTTGGAACAATTAACAGACCAAATCCACGATACCTGCACAGCTTTAAAAGTAGAAATGCAAAGATTAATAGATGAAGGTAAATTAATAACTGAAAAAAAATAACTATGGGAATTTTAAGTAAAACACTAGAAAAAATGCCATTTGAATTTAATTCTAATATGTTTTGTGATGAAGCTAAAAAAAATGGTTATGACCAATTTAATATTAATCAGGGTTACATAGCTGAATTTTTACACGAAAAATGTATTCAAGGAGTTACAAAAAGAAGATGGACAAAGAAAATAATTAATAATGTTAAAAAAGAAATACCTATGATGAAACCAAATCATTATGACAATACCAATGGAAGCCTTTATAAATTTGCTGAAGATAACAGCCTGAATGCGTGGGAGTTTGACATAATTAAAAGGATTGTAAGATGCAGAAAGAAAGGAGCTTTTATAGAAGATTTAGAAAAAACAAAATTAGTTATAGACCTTTATTTAAAGGAATACGATAATAAAATAAAAACAAGAGTGGCTAACTCTGAACATGGCTGTTAAAATCAATTACTAACAATTAAAAACTAAACAAAATGGAATTACAAGGAAAATTAATTAAGAAATTTGCAACACAAGCTATCAGCGAAAAGTTTTCAAAAAGAGAATTTGTTATTGAAGTAGAAAACAAAAAGAATCCTCAATACAATGACAAAATTAAACTGGAGTTAACCCAAGATAATTGTGATTTGATTGAAAAGTTTAAT